ATGATAAATAACCCTCTTTCTTAATCAATTTAGGAATATAATTATAATATGAGATTTTTATATTTGTTTTATTTTGATACATAACTTTTAATCTTTCGAGTGGAGCAGTAGCTGTTCGTGAAATCATTCCGCCAAATCCAGCATATATAAAATTTTTTGTATTTTGATCCATTTTTTTTATATATAAATATAATTTTTTGATTTTAAATATAAAATTAATTTGAATAAGCTAAACCACCCATACCACTCATAATTCTTAAAACATTATAGTTGACGGCAAAGACGTTAATATTATTCTCACATACTTTACTTGAAACTAATTGAGCATTATCAATTCTTGAAAAATTACAAGTTCCTGAAGGTTGGTGTTCTTCTGGTTTTAGAGCAAATGAGTAAACTGCTATCGTATCTGGTCGAGTTAAACCACCATAACCCGTATGATGCTGCCATACTTGTGTTCTAGTGAAATATCTTAAATCCCTTTCAGAAAAACGATCATGACCATTTAATACTAGTTTAAATGTTCCGTATGGAGAAGTATGTATATCATTAGGTGTATGTCCGGCCTTATCGCCACCTGAGGAATTTGAAGGTCCCACCCCACACCATATTAATTCCTTAACAGGATGATTAAAGTTTAATTCATGTGATAATATATCTTTATCTTTATTTAAATCCATTTGTAATTGTTCTATCAAATATTCATGAGACACCTGAGCAAATCTACGGCGTTCATCTGTATCAAGATAAATATAATCTGCCCATATTTTCGTGGAATTTAAATTACCAGTTATTGCAGTACCCCCTAAAGTAAAATCTTTTGTACCACCAAATTTAATTTTAAGTTTAACTTCATGATATTGGAGGGCGATCAATGGTAATGCCAGTCCTGGATTACGATTAAACCAGAATTGTAATGGAACAAATGCAGTTGGAGCAGAAGTTAAGGTTGGGTTGCCGAGGTGAAATCCTCCGGTCCCGCCTTTATGATTATAACTCATCTTTTGATATAATGTCGCCGTTGTTGGTTCTGCTCCATTTACGTCGCTTAATATATTTTGTACACCACTAGGATTAAATTCTGTTAAATTACTCCATATATTTAACCACAAATTTGTATGTTTATCAATTGTTTGACCACCTATTTCTAGTGTTATTTCATTTAACATCCCATTCCCCAAATTCGGACCGGAGAACATACTGTGAAGGGTGCTCCATTCATTAACATGAAATTCTACATACATTTTATGAACTAAATCACCATTTCTTGAAATAGTTACTGAAATATCTCTATCAAAATCAGGTGTCCCATCAATAGTCTGTTGAATAGACTCCATTGAAAAATTAGTATGTCTTCTATATACTACTTTAAAAAATGTTATCTGCGGATTACCTGTTAAATAAACGTCCTGTGCGCCATAAGCTACAAGTTGCATTAATCCTCCCCCCATTTATATATATATATATTTTTTTTTTGAAATATTTTTTTTGAAATATTTTTTTATCCTGAACAACTTTCACAAGGTTCATCAGGCTTATTTTCCTGTGGTTTCAATGTAAATTGAATTGCTTTACCACTGGGTCTGCTTCTTAAATAATAAATACCTGTCTTCAATCCCTTCTGCCATGCATAAAAATGCATAGATGTCAAAATCTTAATACTCGGAGATTCTATAAATAAATTTAATGATTGCGATTGACAAATATATTCTCCTCTATCAGCAGACATGTCAATTATATTTTTTTGTTTAATTTCCCAAGCAGTTTTATATCTTTCTTTAATATGTTGTGGGATATTTGGAACATTTTGAATAGATCCATCTAATCTTATAATTTCATCTTTCATTTCATTATCCCATAAATTTAATTCCATTAATTCTTTAACTAAATAATTATTCAAAACCAAATATTCACCTGCTAATACTCTCCTTGTATATATATTTGACATTACTGGTTCAAAACATTCATAATTACCCAAAATCTGTGATGTAGATGCAGTAGGCATCGGTGCTAATAATAAACTATTTCTTAAACCATATTCTTTAATCATCATTTTAAGTTTATCCCAATCATATTTTAGATTATGTTTAGGATTACTATTTGTATGCCATAAATCAAATTGTAGTTCACCTCTACTCGCCGGAGAACCTTCAAATGTTAAATAACTACCAGCATATCTTCCTGAAGTAAATATTTTATCTAATTCTTCATCAGTACAATTTATTTTACTTCTTATATGATTATATTTTTCATCTTTATCTGTTGATTCAAATACTTCTTCTAATGCTTTCATTATTAACATTTGTCTGCTCCTCGATAATTCCATAGAAGCCTCCAAAGCACCATAATAAATTGTTTCAAAAATATTCTTATTAATTGTTTTAGCAGTATCACTATCAAAAGATACACCCATTGCATAAAAAACATTTGCTAGACCCTGAACACCAATACCAATAGGTCTATGTCTCATATTTGATTTCCATGTTTGTGGAATTGGATAAAAATTATAATCAATAATTTTATTTAAATTATTTGTTAGAACCTTTGAAATTTCTTTGAGTTTATTATAATTATATGTTGGTTTGATTAATTTATCAAATGCTTCAAAACCTCCAACATAAGATCCATTATAATATATTTGTGGCATCGTATCAACTACAACATCTTCTCTATCATCAATTGTTTGATATAATTTAATTCTATCTTTTCTTTCATTCATTAGAATTATTTCATGCTTAAGACCCTGTGCTTCACAAATTTTCTTCGTATATTCACAAAACTTACAATTATCTTTTGAATAAATTGTAAAATTACTATTAAATTTTGTATATTCTAAACAACTTGGTAATGAAATAGATGCCAAATTACATACAGCTGTTTCATCTTTATCTGAATACTCAATAATTTCTGTACACAAATTACTTGATTTAATTGTTCCAAGATTCTTTTGATTTGATTTCTTATTACATTGATCCTTATATAATAAATAAGGTGTCCCTGTTTCAATTTGTGTCGTTAGTATTGAATTCCATAATTTTCTGGCACTTACCTTCTTACCTTTTCCTTCAAGTTCATAAGATAAATATAAAGCATTAAAATCTTCACCATAACAATCTGATAATCCGGGACAATCATGAGGGCACATTATTGTCCAATTTTCATCTTTTTTTACTCTTTCCATAAATAGATCTGGTATCCATAAAGCATAAAATAAATCTCTTGCTCTTTCCAATTCATTACCGTGATTTTTCTTTAATTCAAGAAACTCAAAAATATCAGCATGCCAAGGTTCTAAATATATCGCAAAAGAACCATTTCTTTTACCACCTCCTTGATCAACATATCTTGCTGTATCATTAAAAACCCTTAACATAGGAACTAATCCATTACTAGTACCATTTGTCCCAGCAATGTAAGAACCATTTGCTCTTATATTATGAAGATGTAATCCGATACCACCAGCATATTTTGAAATCAAAGCACAATCTTTAAGAGTATTAAAAATACCTTCAATAGAATCATCTTGCATTGATAGGAGAAAACATGAAGCTAATTGTTCTCTCTTTGTCCCAGCATTAAATAAAGTAGGAGTCGCATGAATAAAATATTTTTGTGAAATATAATCATATGTTTCAAATGCTTTTTCCAAACAATCTCTATGAATACAGAGTGATACTCTCATAAATAAATCTTGTGGTCTTTCCATAATTGTACCATTACATTTTAGTAAATAACTTTTCTCAAGAGTCTTAAAACCAAAAAAATCCAATGAATAATCTCTTGAATAATTAATCTTTTCATTGATACTTTGCTTGTTTAATTGAACTAAATCAAACAAATATTTATGAACAATATCATTTTTATAAAGTTCTTCAATAATATCTGAAAAAACACCCTTTGTTTTTTTATGATGATTTGAAATAATAATTCTTGATGAAAGTGTAGAATAATCTAAATGTTTGGAATACAATGCTATCGAAATTTCTGATGATAAAATATCTAGTTCACTTGTAGTTACTCCATCATATAATTCAGAACAAACTTTTTGAGCAATTACAGTTGGATCAATAACTAATTTTTTAACAAATTCTTCTGAAATACATAAAAGACTTAAACGACTAAGAATCTTATCAAAAGAAACATCTTCAGTTGTTCCATTTCTTTTCTTCACTTGCATTTACTTTTACTTTTATTAATTATAATATTTTAAGTATTTTTCTGATAGAATTTTAAAAATTCTTAAATCTTTACATTCCAATGATTCTTTAACACTTTCTTTTGTAATTTTGTAATTATTAGCAAGAATTTTTATATTTTCAAGATTAGCATCGTATTTTAAATAAATTTCAATTAAAGGATAATCACTATCAAAATATTTAAGATAATTAGTATACAAATTCATAAAAAATTCTTTTGATACCCACATATTTAATAGATGTTTTCTTACATAATGAAAATTATTGGGATATTTTTTTATAAAAAAATCTAATAATTTAATATTATTTCTTTTCATAATTCTTTCAATATGTTCTCCATATGCTAATAAAGATAAATTTGTTTGAAATTCAGATAAATGTTTATAAGCATATAAACAAGCATCGGTATAATCTTTATCAATACAACCCCAAATAAACTTATTATTTATACATATTTTCTTACTTAACATTAAATAAAAGATTACGTCTTCTGAATTTTCTTGTCTATTTAGTATTTTTTCTGTTGTAAAATGATTTCCCCTTAACTTATCATAATGATTTGTAATTATATATTTAAGAATAGATTTATCTGTTTGTTCTAAAAGATTTTCAATTAATATATCTAATTGACTATGAAATGGATTTTTATGATTATTTATTTCAATTAAAAATTTAACAATATCAAAATTATTTTTCTTTCCAGCTAAAATTAATGGACTTTCGTGTTGAATAATTCTTTGCGAATTAAACATTAAAAGATTATATTTATCATGAAATAATATATCATTTATAGGATTATGAAAAATGCTTTGTTTAAGTATATCAAGGCGATTATTCTCTACAAGATTTAATATATTATTTTCCGTTAAGAATATATTATTCTTAAATAACCACATAAAAATTTTTTTATCTCCACGAAAACATAATCTATTAATATTATTTTGAAGTAAAGTGTGTGTTAATATATAATCTTTATCATAATTATTTTTTATATTATTTATTTTTTTATAAAATGTTTTATTAATTGATTGTAATTTATATAAATCTAAAGGATCATTATCTTTTTTTAAAAAAAAGATAATGATATTAAAAATATCTTCAGGTAAATCTTCCATAGTAAATATAATTATTTATATTTAAATCTTTAAGTTTTTCTAAAACTTTTATTTGTTAACAGAAGATGAAAAGACGAATTTATTGCTAAAAATATAATTATAATTTTAATACATATTTCATTATTTAAATTGTTCATACGATTATATATCAACCATGATAATAATAACAATACTGATATACCTACAAATAGTTCCATTGATTGACTCCATTCAATACTTTTATCACTGATCCATCTTTTTGCAAAAAAATATCCGATAAATATACCTATTCCAACTAAATATAAATCCATTTAATATACTAAACATTATTTTTACAAAGCGGGCAATTTTTGTTTATCTTAATCCATGGATCTAAACATTCTTTATGAAACATATGATTACAATTTAATTCAATTACTACATTTGTATTTTCAACATCTTCTGGGAAAAGTTCTTCCAAACATATTGAACAAACATCTTCTTTTACAATTTCCCTTACTACAACTCTATTATGAGAATAATTTACTACTTCTTCTTCTTCAATTATTAATCTTTGTCTTCTATTTTGTTGATTAATTAACAAATATCTTAAATAACACCTTTTAAAAACTTCAAGAAATACCAGACATAATAGTAAATTAAAAACTACATTAATTATAACATAACTGAAATCGTAATCATTCACAGAAGATGAATTATATATCATATGATTTCTATGACTTGGTTGTATTTCATGACCATGACCATGTCCTGGATCACCCGGTCCATGAGTAGGTTGTATATTTTCTGGATCATTTGGTAATTGATATTCATTATCTGTTAGTCCCCCTTCATTGTAATAAACGTTGTATTCTTTCTTAAACATATACGAATGATTAGATTTTAATTCTTAAATAAATTTGAAAAGTTTTTATGAACTAAGTAAAACCAAAAACCTTTAAACATGCCTGCTACTCTATCAAAGATTCAAAACAATGTTGAACTCACACTATATCTCAAGGATAAGACCCATATGACCAATGACGAGTTGGGCATGATTTCTGATGAAGGTAAGCAAAAGATGAAGGAATGTCTTGAAGGCGGACTCCCCGCAAATATGGTTGCTGATATGTTTTCTCAAGGTCTTCAGAAGGCGCTTCAAGATAATTCAATGATTCTTAAGGGGGAGATTGAAGAAGAAATTAATGCTGGAAACTTCAAAGAAATTATTCATAAAACTGGTCGTGATTCATTCTCCTATAAGAAGGTCGTCACAGTTGATGGTAGGGATTATTCATTTGATCAGAAGGATTTTAACTCTGAACGCCAGTGTCGTCAGTGGATCAGGATGAAGAAGATTCATATCAAGTTTTAGCTACTCTTCTAATACCTTTCTTATACTTTGATGTATCTGCTAATCGCAATGCTTTAGAACCTTTCTTACAACTTTTTTTTAGTATATGATAATCTATTTGAGATGATTTCCCCCCTGTTATCGCACTCGCTAAACGCGCTCTACCCCAAGAATGCGCTGTTTGATTTGGTCTTGAACCTGAAGAATAATATGCTCCTTGTCCTTTTTTAACTATTTGCCTTAAACCTTGAATTGAACAACCAGTTTTTTCAGATAATTCTTTATTAGGAACAACTTTATCTATTTTATATATTTTTTCTGCTTTAAGAATATGTCCTGATTTTTTTGATTTATAAGATTTAACTTTATCCCTTGTATAATATTTATTTCTTTTATACATTCTTTGAGATCTTCGTAACATTTTTCTTTGTTTTAACTTATCTTTTCCTGAAAGTGTTTTGGGTAAGTATTTTTTAGGAATATTTTTTGTTTTTATCCGTATTTTTTTTGTTTTTATCCGTATTTTTTTTGTTTTTACCCGTATTTTTTTAGTTTTTACCATTTAATTATGTAAATAATTTTTTTTTTTTTCTAATGAATATATAAAATGATTCAAGACAAAATGCCAAGCAGTAAATTATTTGATGGTGCAAGCAGTGGATTTGTAAAAAATGCTCCAGCAATAGCTATTATGGGTGCTATAATCTTTTTTATAGTTGCTCATCCATTCGTTTTTGATTTTGTAGATTCTATTGTTGAAAAAGTTGTCGGAACAAATACTCAAAGAGACTTACTTGTATTTATTCATGCTCTTGTATTTGGTGGATTACTTTTTGGTGGTGTTTATTTAGGTGATTATCTTAAGGTTTTTAACTAATCATAATATAAATAAATTCTTACTTTTTCATTCCATCTAATTTTATATTCTTTATTAAATTTTTCAGGTTGAATACTAATTGGTTTTTCAAAAATAATTAGTATTGGTCTTTCATCATTATTAGGTTTTGTACAGGTATTACCCATTTATAAAAAAATATTATATAATTTTAAATTAATTATTCATCTTCTTCATATAAATCTTCAGGTAATTCTTCATCATAAATATCATCTACATTTTTACCAGAATAATAATTATCCCTTAAATAATCAAATACAGGTTTGTTATAAACTTCTGTTTCTGTCATTAATCTTAATGAAATACTCATCGTTTGTAGTTCTTGTATCATAAGTTTCATCGCATAAGGTAGTTGAACTGTAACTTTATTATTAGTATCTTCATCATATTGAAT